CATCTGGTATTAATGTTTCTGATTTCTTTTTAAGTAACTTCTCCGTGACGGCTAACCCATCAATCAGGATTTCCGGCACGTTATAATTCATTTCAACAAGATTCTCCAGAATGCTTCTGATTTCGTTGACGATTAAGGTTGCAAGGGTGAACCATCCAAGCAACATTAAAAATTCCAGGTTGATCCCAAGGGTATCGCGCCCCAGCTTGATAAACAAATCGGGGATCATGAAGGCTATCAGGACAATAACCCAATAGCCTGTCTTTTTAATGATGCCCTTCAACCCCACCATTGACGATTCTTTGTGCTGTTTGTTTGCCCTTCTCCACCCGGTGATCCAGTCGATGACGTTCAGGACAAGATAACCGGCAAACAAGTACCAATAGATGCCAAATATTGCGCTAAAGACGGCAACCACCGCGCCCACAATCATATTGTAACGATCGATAAAATCAAACTCCATGATGACCTCCCGGCTCAGTTAACTAATCCTTTGTGTACATACATAATACCGTAACAGTTAGATTAGATACTGCGGATGATAAATTGTTGCGGAAATACAAAGAACATGAATTAGCTGAATCGCTTGTAAAATAGCGCGTTATGCTTACGTGATCAGCATTCGTGCCTGTCTTGTTGATCAGGACGATGCCGCGCAATGTATATCCAGACATTCCCATGTTTTTAATTTCGATACCTGTATAACTATTCGCGGAAATGCTTGTTATTGTGCCGGTTCCGTATTTAAAGGCAATCTGATCCTTGATTGCTTTTGTAATCGCGGGGCCTTGCCTGGCATCGAGAGCATAATGTTCGGCAGTGGTCGTTACATTATTCGCTAGTGGTAAATAATGCCACCCACCATCTGAACGGAGATACATAAAATTACGGTTTTCATAATTTGCCGAGCCTAATGCGGGTACAAGCCCCGGTAATCCGGCAGCAGTTGATGACGGGCCGGTGAAATAAATGTTGTTTCTCCATGCGGGATTTCCGTTGCTGTCTGTTGCATAAAAACGCCTTGAATTAGTAGCCGTAGGAGCCGCAACGTATCCTGCTACGGATACAGAATTTGCATTCCAAGTATCGTTATCCTGTTGTGTAAATGTAAATGTTGTTCCGTCAATGCGTGTTGCGGTGAATGTTGTTCCGTTCCGCGTAATATTCTTTATTCCGTTAGCATAAAGGAATCGGATATTTTTAAACATCTGCGAAATTTTCGCGAAAATACTTTTGTGTTGTTCGCCGTCAGTCAACGGGGAAACGCTTGTCCATTCCGTCGCGGATCCATCCGCCACATCTGACGATGTAAAAGCTTCTACCATATCCGCCGGGGCTGTCCATGTGGCATCCCCGCGCAAGAATTTACCATTATCACCCGCCCCCGGTGCCGGAACGCGCCCAACAGAACCCGCCGCCGATGCTGTCGCACCGGTAAAGGGCTGCGCGATCCTGTTGATATCCGCAACCGTGGCCGTTCCGCTATCGTTGACCTCAAACACCACCGTATCAGCATTCTGGAGCGTCATCTGAACGTTAAAGATAAACGCCGCCGGGGATTCCGCATCAAATACGGGGACTTCATCGGGCGTTTGCGCTGTCAGGACGGCGATCAGCGTTTCAGCACCCCCGCCAGCATTCCCGAAAAGACCGATGGTGTTGATCAGATAAGCGGTTGCAATTCCCGTATTCGGCACACGCGCCGAAATCTGTACAATGTTATTATTATACACATCAACGCTTGTCGGCGCGACTGACTGCTTGACATCTGACAGCGCCGTCAGATTCTGCAGTGCTGTTCCGGCGGGATAAACGTGTGTTGACGTTTTTAAAGCCGTAAAATTAACGGGATCCCCGCCAGCTATTGCCGACGCAATTAAATTCTGTCCGGCGGTGGTAACAACTGTAGCATTATAAACACCCATGCGATCAGCCTCCTATAGTCTGTTCAAATGTGCGCGTGGTTAAAGCACCGAGATAATGTTTTGATGCAATAAAATTTGTGACTTGCTGATTTGCCTTGACAGCCAAATGCACCGGCACGATCTCATTAATGACATCATAAAGCAAATCGATAGCCCCATAACGCTCTGACGTTACGGAAATATATAATTTGCAATTCGGAATATCAAGCGACATTGTGTAATCATCGCCGAATAATTCCGTCAGCCTGTCCCGCAAATCCCAAATCGTAAACGGGGCGCGTTCATTCAGCCGGAGAAAGATTCGTTGCCGTCTGAATTCCATCGGATCGCCCGTCCTTGTCGGAATCCCTAACAGCTTTTCCCAATATCGCAAGGTTGCATCATCTGCGGTCTGGATAAAGAAATTAGCCTCCATCAGCGCCGTTTTTTCTTCGATGCCGGAGAATACCCCCGCATATGCTTGCATGATTGCGATATATTCCAATACCGGCTTGAACCATTCCGGCAACTGCCCCATCAGAATCTCATGGGCTTCTGGGATCGTATTGACTTTAATACTCATTCAGAACAACCTCCCCCAACACCGGCACCTGTTGAAGTGCCGCCGTTTCCGTCAGCGAAAGATCTACCGTCCCGCCGTTAAGCGTCACATTCCGCACATTCGCCACGGCATCCACCGACAAGATCGCGTAAATAATTCGTGCGATATAGACGGTGACCGGGTAAACAACTTGATGTGCTTGTATCTGTTTTCCCCAATCTTGCGCGACCGTGGTTATATATTCCTGAATGGCCGCCTTGATATCATCTTCATAAGTTGCAATGCCATTCTCGACACTGCCCAAAAAATCGATATCAGCGGTTATATTTATCGGCAGCTCTGTTGCACTAACGATTTTCACCGCCGCGCCGATGGGCGCGATTCCGTAACCGTTCGGCGAAGGATTCGATGTATCAGCTTCATAAGGGCAGATTGTTTCTTGCACCGTTGCCACCAGCGCCGACGATGCCGCGCCGTATTCGTCGCTAATGATTGAGCATAACACCGTTCCGCCGCCGTTATAAGCGTTTGCGCCGTACACCTGAACACCGCCAACCCCGGCGATAGCAAGGATCGCTTGTCTGTATTCCGACATATTCCCGCCATATGGGGCGGTGGTAAATGATTCAACATAACGCGTTTTTAATGCGTTGTCGGTTTCGGCTTCCGTGCCGACCGTGATGATGTCCCCTATGGTTGCGGTTGACAATCCGGCAATGGCCGTAATCGGGAGCAGATTCCCAGAATAGCTATTCCCGATCTCGCCGGGTGTCTGACAGGTCATTTCGTATTCATAAACGCCAAAATCACCGCTTATCATTGTCCCGCTGACAAACACAACCGAATCGGTGCCGTTCATCGTCTTGAATTCAGACCCGGACGGGATCGCAACGTTAAACGTTCCTTTTCTGACTGCGGCTGTCGCTGGCTTTCTTGTTAATCCTCTATTGGCTACACCAAGATCCAGCGCTTCGCCCTGTGCCGTCAACACATACGCATTTTGCTGAACCTTTGCAAGATCCATGATCAGACCTTCTAAATACCACGCCCCCGGCCCTAATGCCGTCTGAATCAATGACCCTTGCCTTTTATCTAAGCTGTCATCAACCTGTTCAAGCATCGCCGCCAGAATCTCCGCATAGCTATATCCGGTTGAAAAATCTATCATAATGCCACCTCCTCCGCGAACGGTCCGAACACTGTATTAACCGTGAATGAAACGGTCATTGAATCTCCGTTGATGTCAAATGTATAATCCGCCGTATCAATCACACGATCATCAACAGACAAGGCATCATCAACCATACGCGGGAATTCCGACATGATATAATCCGCGTCATCACCGATCAAATCGTTTAATTCGTTTCCGAAATTTGCATTGTAGATCTGCCACCTGAAGCGATCCACGTTCAGCGCGATTTCTACCGCTTGCCGGACAGACTCTAACCCCTCATCCATATAACCGACTTGCATTGTCTGCCGGTCAATAATCCATGTCCGGGACGGGCGCGATGTAAGTTGTATGTCCGTATCAAAGCCGATGATATCCGGCAGTGTGTTTGCCATGATAAGCCCTCCTTAATGCGCCCGTGACAGGACGATAAAGCGCTGACCGGATGCGCAACGCAACATAACCACACGCTCACCCGGCGCAAGCCCCGTTGATATCTGCACCGTTGCCCCGTCAGATGACCGAACGGAACGCGAAACAACATTATCGGTTAGAATCAGCGCTGATGCCGGAATCGGGAGCATGGTGTTCTCCAGGATGACCGTTCCGCCCGTCGCGACAGTGCCGAACACAAGATCCGTCGGTTTCGTTCCTTCTTGCGCATCCTGTGCGATCTTCTGGATGACCTCAATCAAATCAGACAACGCTTGCACCTCCCAACTGTTCGAAATTCTTAACGTCAATCTTCATCTTGTGGTATGCGCTGCCTTCGTAAGTGTGCGTGACTTTTTCAGCCAAAAGAACGCGGTTGAAGCTTAACGATTCAACGGCATTAATCAGCACCGGAAGAATCATCCCGGCCCGGATGCCGGTTATCCCCATCGCTTCAAGGGTTAAAGACTGCGTGACCTTGTTGTAATACTTAAGATAATTTTGGCAAAGCAAATCGATCTGCGCTTCGTTCAATTCGTCATCCACTTTGTCATAGTATTGAAGCAGTCCCCACTTGCTGATCGTTTCGGTATCCTCATGCACATAAATATCCGTCTTGCCGGTGTCCTTATTGGGACGCGCCAGTTTTACCCGGTTATATGTGTTGCTGTCAATATCCCGTTTATATTCGTAATCCGTCATCATGGACCCGTCGCCGATGACCGTTGAAATCTGCAAATTCTTTGCTTCTCGCAAGGTCAACGCTCCGGCATCATCATAGAAGATCCAAATCTTCCCGGTCTGATAAATGGTCTTTGAAAGTGCATCAAAGATGATATCAAGACACGTTTCATTTTCTTTGATCAGCGACGGGAAAATATAGCCGGTCGGTTCCAGGGTTCCGACAGTCAATTTAAAATCCGTCGCAATCTGCATTATGATCTGCTCTAATGACTGATTTTCGAACGTGTATGACTGTTTTGATTTCAGATATCGAAGCTGATCATACGCCGTATAACTCACATTGCCGTATCGGTCACGCTTTGCCGTGAATACATAGCCTTTAAATACCACCGTTCCGCCGTCCGTAAACGTGACCGCTGACCCTTCCGGCAAGGCGATCCCGGAATCCTCGACACCTTCAAAAGTCATCTTTCCGGGTGAATCCATGCGGTTCGTGGTAATTTCCGCCTTTTTCAGCGCGTCCGTATAATCAACCATCTTTTTATCATACGTCACGCCCGATAGCCTAAAAGACATTTAACCACCCCCATCAGACCAGCTGAATCGCATCAGCACCGACCCAACCATAACCGCCCACATGATAGGGTTTATCAGCCCCCGGAACGATGCGCGTTATAGTGGTCTGCAATCCGCTGGCGGTGTAATGCGGGGATGCCCCCAAAGACGAATAATAATAATCGCCGTTTACAACCACGTTTGCGCCAACCACCGCAACAGGATTATCAACCGGGCGCTCCGGTTCTGCCGTCGCATAAATCACTTTATCGGATGCAACAGCATCGCCTGAATCACTGGCGGGGCCGGTTGCAAGCTGTTTCATCAAAGCAGAATCAGCCGCCGGACCGGTTGCCGTTTCGGATACAACGGTCATCTGAGACGCGCCATAGCTGCGGTATTCTTTCAGCGTGATTTCATAGTAAAGATCGCCCGGTTCTCCGCCCTTGTCGGTGTATTTGTAATCGGATATTCTGCATTTAATATTCGTGTCAAAGCCACCAGAACGGGTTATAACTAACCGGCAAGACTGCCGTTTTTTCCATGCCTTTTCAAGCGCTTTTGCGATAGCTTGCTGTGATACGCGACCGGTCACATACGGATCGCCGTCATGGGACGGGAAGAAACTATTCCATGTAACGGTCATCAAACCCGGCTTCTGCGGAATCAGGATTTCACCAACGCCCGCCACCTGTTCGGTTTTGTCAACCGTGCCATGGGTCACCGATATCTCGGAAGGGTTGACCGGGATGCGGTATTTCTTCCGCTTGACTTTTAGAAAAATCTTCGTTTCAGGACTAACAAGCACCCCGATCCCCTCCAATCATTATCCATGTGCAACGGCGGTATGCGCCGCAGCCTGTTCAATCAACATCACCTTGATTCTGTCAGCGACATCTTGCGCCGTCAGATTCTGCGCCTGTCCTTCCGGGATAGACACTGTGATATTCGGCGCCAGCGTCTGCAGCTCGATATTGTTCATGTATCGCTGTTCGGCAAG